AAATACATCATCTAGTGCAGGTGGTGGTATTTCTTGGCAAGCAGTCAAGACAGCAAGTTTTAACGCATCAGCTAGTGAAGGATATTTTGTCAATACAACAAGTGGTGCAATTACTGCTACTTTACCTTCTTCACCCACACTAGGTGATGAAATTGCATTTATAGATTATGCAGGAACATTTGATACAAACAATTTAACCATAGGAAGAAATGGCAAACCCATTCAAGGTGATGCTTCTGATTTAACTGTTGCTACTGAAAGAGCAGGTTTAACCCTAGTATTTGTAGATGATACTCAAGGGTGGCTACTGAAAGAGAAATAAGATATGTCCACTTATAATGCCATTCGGTATAATGTGGATTATGCTAATGTAGGTAGTTTAAAATTATTATCTACTCAAACTGCATCAGCATCAGCATCAATTTCATTTACCACAGGAATAGACAGTACCTATGATGAGTATTGGTTTATTTTTAATAATTGTCACCCTGCTACTGATGATGTTGATTTTACTTTTAATGGAAGTACAGATGGTGGAAGTAATTATAATATCACTAAAACTACTACTGCTTTTGATTCTTATCACGATGAATCTGGTGTTTCAACTTTATTTAGGTATGTATCTGCAAAAGATTTAGCACAATCTACATCATTTCAACCTTTAAACACTGCAGGTATTGGTAATGATAATGACCAAAGTATTTCGGGAATATTAAAATTATTTAATCCTTCATCTACTACATATGTTAAACATTTCATATCAAAAACTAATTATTCACAAAAAGATGATGCAACAATGAATACATTTGTTGCAGGTTATTTTAATACCACATCAGCAGTTGATGCAGTAAGATTTCAAATGTCTAGTGGCAACATAGATGACGGCACTATTCAAATATTTGGAGTATCTCAATGAGTACATACAATGCAATAAAATATGATTTTACACCACCTGCAGGAACATTTGGTGCTATGACTTTAATATCTGAACAAACTGCTAGTGCTAGTGCTTCTATTTCATTTACAAGTGGAATTGATAGCACTTATAGAACTTATTATTTTAAGTTTATTGATATTCACCCCTCTGCTGATGGAGTAGAATTTTTATTTAATTTTTCAACAGATGGTGGCAGTAATTATAATGTGACTAAAACCTCTACTGCTTTTAATGCTCAACACGCTGAAGCGGATGGGGGAACTGCTTTAGGATATCAAACATCACAAGATTTGGCACAATCTACAAGTTATGAAAATTTTAGTAATAACTGGGGAAATGACAATGACCAATCTGGTGTTGCTTACTTATGGTTATTCAATCCTAGTTCTACAACTTATGTAAAACATTATATGACAGAAAGTCATAATTATGCTCATATTGATTATGTTTGGCATTGGTTCAATGCAGGATATGCAAATACAACTTCAGCAATCAATGCTATAGACTTTAAAATGAGTGGTGGCAACATTGATGACGGAATAATTCAAATGTATGGGATAGCATAATGAGTACATATGGAAACTTAAAATATGATTTTACATTTCCTGCTAGTAATCCTAGTGGAAGTTTAATCTTAATTAAATCAATTACTGCTAGTGCGAGTGCATCAATATCTTTTGTTAATGGAAGTAATGGTGTTGTTTTAGATAGTACCTATAAAGCATATAAGTTTGTTTATAAGAATATTCATCAACAAACAGATAATGTTACATTTGAATTTCAAGCAAGTACCAATGGTGGTAGTTCTTATGGAGTGACTACAACATCAACTTTTTTTGATGCCGCTCACGATGAAGCGGATGCTAATACTGCTTTGGGATATAGAACAGTTAATGATTTAGCACAAGGAACTGGTTATCAAGATTTAACTAGAGGTTCAGGTTCAGATGCTGATGAAAATACTTCAGGCGAATTATGGTTATTTAACCCCTCATCAACAACTTATGTAAAACACTTTCTTAGTGTCAATTCAAATAGTTGGGCGGCAAGTGGTGTAATGAATACTTACATAGCAGGATATTTCAACACTACATCAGCGATTGATGCTATTGATTTTAAATTTGCTAGTGGCAACATTGATGATGGTACAATATCTCTTTATGGACTTGCTTAATGATTTACAATATAAAAACAAAAGAAAGGATTAAACAATGGCAACACCACATAAATTAGTTAATGGAATACAAGTTCCTTTAACAGATGAAGAAATAGCACAAAGACAACTAGAAGAACAAGAATGGTTAAATGGTGCTTTTGATAGAGCAATAGCTGACCTAAGAACAAAAAGAAATAGATTATTAGCTAGTAGTGATTGGGAAGTCATTATGGCTAAAGAAAAAGGCACAAATCTATCTACTGCATTTAAAGATTACAGACAGGCACTAAGAGATATAACTAATGGATTGACTACTGTTGAAGAAGTAAACGCAGTCGTATTTCCAACTAAACCATAATGAACTTAGATAGCAAAACTATAGGAATTATTCTAGCAATAGTCATTCAATCAGTATCGCTAGTTTGGTTTATATCTAAAATGGATAGTAGAATAGCCAACAATGAAAGAGATATGCAACGCATTATGGAAATGCACAAAGATTATGATAAAATGCAGAAACAAATAGACCGAATATCTTGGCTATTAGATGTAGACGCAAGAACAAATTAAGGGGGCGTTATGGCTACAGAAAAAGAACTACAAAAACAATTAAGAGAAGTTAAAAAAGAAGTTAGAGAATTAAGAGAACATAATAAATTCTTATTAGATAGATTAGAAAAAGCACACGAAAGAAATGCGGAAGTTAGAAAGCAAATGATGACAATGACCTTTGAAGATGTGATTAAAACACAAAAAGAATTAGCTGACTATCAAGAAAAGATTAAGAAGGATAAAGAATTAATAGAAGCATTTGACAAACAAGCACAAGTGAAGTTAGGCGAACTAGGTGCATAATGGCTAATATGACGAAGTTAGAGATTGGTGAAAAGGTAGAAGTGCTTATTACCAAACTAACCGTTATGGAAGAAAAGATAGATAATCTTCAAGAAGGATTAGCTAACGCTAATAGAAAAATAGAAGATTTAGATACTTCAATTAAATATGCCAAAGGCGGATTAAAGGTATTAGTCGTGATTGGAACAGTCACTGCTATTCTTGTGGGATTTGTCAAATTACTAGGTGTCATTAAGTGACTTTAAAGGCAATATTCCTTGTGGGATATTTTTGCTACAATTCAGTTTGTATCTCAGTTAATGAAAAACATAAGTCTTTAGAAGATTGCCAAAATCAAGGAACTAAACTACACTTTTTAATGAAAGAATATGATATTCGCAAATATAGATTTGCCTGTGTAGATGCAACAGATTACAAAACATTGTAGGTTTTATAATGTGGTCTAATAATGAACAGACCATTATTGATAAGATAAATAAAAAATACAAAATTGATTTGAAATTATGTTCTGAAGATTTTAGTCATTATGACGCCTATAATGATAATTACATCGCTGAAATAAAAATCCGTAAATTTGAAAGTTATCATAATTTTGCTAAAGATGGGTGCTTCTTAGAGAAGTATAAATACGACAAACTTTCCGAATTAAAAGGAAAGAAAAAAATGTTATACATAAATAGTTTTCAAGATGGCGTTATTGCTATCTGGGACTTACAAAGACAAAATTTTAACTGGGAGGTTAGAACAATGAAAAAACAAACTTTTGGCTATCAAAATCAACAAATAGAAAAAGTAGTATGTAAATTATATTTAGATACTGCTGTTACTTTTAGGGGGGACAATGTCAGATAAAATAAACCCAAGTTATTACAGAAAAAAAATAGAAGTTTCTGACTTCATTGATGAATACGACCTAAATTATTTTGAGGGAAACGTCATAAAATATGTGGTAAGACATAAAGCAAAAAATGGTTTAGAGGATTTACAAAAAGCAAAATGGTATTTAGAAAGGTTAATTAAGAAATATGGACATTGATAAATTATGTGCGTCTATCTTACAACACGAGGGTAGCAACAAAGATAAAAACGGTTATCATATTCCTTACAAAGACACAGCAGGTTTATGGACTATTTGTTATGGTCATCTTGTAACTAAAGATGAATTAAAAGATTTTGACCCCAATAGAAAATACTCAGAAGATGAAGCGATAGAAATATTTAAACAAGATGTGAATATTGCGATTGACGGAGCAAGAGTATTTATTGATGAACATTCTATTAGTGAAGAAGCATTTTTAGTTATTGTAGAACTTTCTTTTTGGATTGGATTGCCACGTTTACTAGGATTTAAGAAAGCAAGAAAAGCACTAAAAGAAAATGATTACTTAACCTGTGCGGACGAACTTTTTGATTCCAAATTAGGAAAATCTGAAGTACGAGGTATAGTCAAAAGAATAACAGAATTAAGTGAAAGAATGAGGGACGCCTAATGTTAGAAAAATTATTTACAGGTGGTTTTGTTAATACAGTTGGCAAAGTTATAGATGAATTTCACGTTTCTGAAGAAGAAAAAGGTAAAATAAAAATACGCCTACAAGAATTAGAAAACGAAATTAATTCTAAACAGATGGATATTAACCTTGCTGATGCTAAGTCAACAGCAACTGATATCTCTGGTATCTTACAAAGAAGTTGGCGACCTTTAATCGGTATCTCTTGTGCGTTTGCTATCTTTTGGGAATATGTAGCCAAACAATTTACTTTGTTTTTTCTTGCACTTTTTTCTATTGAAACCGCACCACTACCTAGTTTAGATTTAGATGCTTTGATGCCATTAGTACTAGCATTATTAGGAATGGCAGGATTAAGGACTTATGAGAAACAGAAAGGTATAAGTAAATGAAAGATAAAATCATCAACAAACTTATTGAATGGATT